CGTTAACACTGGCATACGTATACATGAGGTAAGGGAAGCTGCGCGTTGGCTTGAGAGAAACCGCCGAAGGGCTACAATAAATCGTAAATATACAAGTTATCAATTAAAACATTTTGCGGAAAAGACTGCGAAACCTCACCCATATATATCTAATGGCGCGTTTATCGCAGCAGCTTACTTTCTTGGCTTTACAGTTAAACGTATAAACGATGGCCCCAATGCCTATATAAATATATCCAGTAAGACTGTTACACCCCTACGTGCGGCTGTTGGGTATGACTAATGCCGCATGGTCGTACAGCAGGATAAAATCTTTTGAGCAATGCCCTAAGAAGTTCTATCACTTAAAGGTTGCCAAGGATTATGAGGAACCCGAAACCTCTGCTATGGGGTATGGTACTGCGTTTCACTTAGCGGCAGAAGAGTTTATCCGTGATGGTAAGCCTGTCCCTGATGAGTTTAGCTATGCCACCGCAGCCTTGGATACCCTTAACGCTAAACAGGGTAAGAAGTTAACAGAACGTAGGCTCGGCCTTACAGAGGGGCTAGAGCCATGTGATTTCTTTGCCAAAGATGTTTGGTGGAGAGGTATCGTTGACCTGCTTATACTTGACGGTGATTTGGCATGGGTTGTGGATTACAAAACAAGTAAGTCTGCCAAGTACGCCGACAAAGGCCAACTAGAACTAATGGCATTGGCAACCTTTAAACACTTCCCTGATGTTAAGAGAATACGGGCAGGGCTTCTGTTCGTCATTAGCAAAGATTTGGTGAAGGCAACATACAGAATAGACGAACAGGCTGTTTTGTGGGATAAGTGGATGGCAGACTACGCTCGTATGGAAAAAGCGTTTGAAGTAGACGTTTGGAACCCTCGACCTAGCGGCTTATGCAAACGTCACTGCGTAGTTACGGAGTGTATCCACAACGGGAATAACTGATATGGCCTACAAAAACCCTAAAGAAGATCGCCCATACAAACGCGAGTACGTGTTGCAGAAAGCGCGGGGGGAAGGTCCAGCCCGTTCAGAGCGGCAGAAGGCTCGCGCTAAAATGGATAAGAACGGCAAAGACGCCAACAAGAACGGTAAAGCCGACAAGCGTGAGGGTAAAGATGTTTCTCACAAGAAGGCTCTAAGCAAGGGCGGTAAGAATAGTGATGGCGTATCCGTCCAGAGCCGCAAGAAAAACAGGGCTGCTGGTGGCGCGTTAAGCAAGGGGCCAAGAAGAGCCGCTAGACGCGCTACAAGACGTAATAAAAGAAGTTAGGCTTGGGCCTAACTATAGGAGAATACCATGAAGATTATCGACGGTAAGGCGTTGTTGATGCGGTTACGCAACCCTAAAAAAGTGACCGAAGTAATACCAAAAAGCAGAGAAGTTAAGGACAACAATGTTTTGGTGCATTGGGGTGTGGGGGAAGCTCAGACCTTGCAGGGGATGGATATTAAAGCTCCTTCTCCGATTGAGGGTCAATATACATGGACGGGTAAATACACGCCGTTTGCACACCAGAAAAAGACTGCCGCCTTCTTGACCTTACACAAACGCGCCTTCTGCTTTAATGAGCAAGGTACGGGAAAAACAGGTAGTGCTATATGGGCGGCTGACTATTTGTTAGGCCTAGGCCTAATTAAGCGCGTCTTAGTTATCTGCCCCTTATCTATCATGGACAGCGCATGGCGAGAGGACTTATTTAGCTTTGCTTCTCACCGCACAGTAGACGTGGCGCATGGCGTACCCGAAAAACGTAGAGAAATCATACGGGGTGACGCAGAGTTCGTCATAATAAACTATGACGGTGTTAAGATAGTGGCTGATGAGATAGCCAAGGGTGGTTTTGACCTTATCGTGGTTGATGAGGCTACGCACTATAAGAACGCTCGGACTACGCGATGGAAAACACTACGAAATATAATGACAGATGATACGTGGTTGTGGATGATGACAGGCACACCCGCCGCACAGTCTCCACTAGACGCATACGGGCTTGCGAAACTAGTAAATCCTACGGGCGTCCCTAGATTTTTCGGTTCGTTTCGTGACATGGTTATGTTTAGGAAAACCCATTTTAAATGGGAGACAAAAGAGAACGCTGTAAACGTAGTCCACAAAGCTCTGCAACCTGCGATACGGTTTACCAAAGAAGAGTGTCTAGACTTACCGCCAATGGTATATGTCAAACGTGCTGTTGAGATGACACGACAACAAAAACATTACTACAAGACTTTGAAGAACAAGCTGGTCATGCAGGTAGCAGGGGAGGAAGTTACCGCCATAAACGCAGCGGTGGGCATGAACAAGCTACTGCAAATTGCAGGAGGGGCTATCTATACTGACGGTGGTGACACTGTGGCCTTTGATATTAAGCACAGATACAATGTTTTGCGCGAGGTCATAGACGAAGCCAACAAAAAAGTCTTGGTGTTCGTACCCTTTAAACACACGATAGATGTTTTGGTAGATAAGCTACGGGCAGATGGTATCACGGCAGACATAATCCGTGGTAACGTATCAGCGGTACGGCGCACAGAGTTGTTTAAACAATTCCAGACCACGCCCGACCCTAAAGTTTTGGTTATCCAACCACAATCCGCCGCTCACGGAGTTACGTTAACAGCAGCCGACACAGTTGTGTGGTGGGGGCCAACCTCTTCTTTAGAGACATACGCACAGGCTAATGCTCGGGTGCATAGAACAGGGCAAGACCACAAATGCACGGTTGTGCAGTTGCAAGGCTCTGCTGTGGAAAAGCATGTTTATAGACTTCTGGACGCTAGAATAGACGTTCATTCAGAAATTATAAACCTTTATAAAAATATACTTGACTAGACCATCAAACTAAAATAGATGTAAAGTCTCGACGTATTAGGAGAATACTTATGTTAGAGAAAGATGTATCAGTGGATACACTTACGCGCACGTATATAAAGATAAGAGAAAAACGTGCAGAATTATCGTCTGAGTTTAAAAAGTCAGATGACGCCCTACAGATGCAGTTAGAGAAAGTGAAGACTACACTTCTTAACTACTGCAAAGAACAGGGCGTAGAGAGTGTTCGCACCTCTGAAGGTATATTTTATAGGTCAGTAAAGACGCGATACTGGACTAGCGATTGGGAAGCCATGCACGACTTTGTTAAGACGCATGACGCTTTAGAGTTGCTAGAGAAACGTATTAGCCAATCTGCCCTGCAAGAGTTTTTAGAGGATAACCCTGATCTTCCGCAGCCAGAAGGTCTTAAAGCTAAATCTGAATACACATTGTCAGTGAGGAAAAAATGACAACACAATTTAGACCTATAGAAGACGTAGCTAAAAAGCTATCAGTCTCTACATCTACCGTCCGTGCGTGGACACGACAGGGACACATCCCCGACAACGCCTATATCAAGATCGGTCAGACGTACCGTTACTTGGTGGATGAGACAATCGCGGGGTTGATTAAACATAACGCTGAACCTGATGAGGTTGCCGTTACTGAACCCGCAGAAGATCAACAATAAGCCAGAATAGGAGAATACAAATGGCAGAACAGAACCCGATGTTTTATAACATCAATGGCGTGGTGGTTATGTACCCTCGCATGAACAAGACATATCGCTTTGACAACACAGAAAGAAAATCTGTGCCTTGCGGTGTGTTTGAAGATGGTGCGGCATACACCACATCATTCCTTATGACTAAGGCGCAAGCTAAAGAGTTGTACGAAGCTATGGCGCAAGCCTACACTATGAAACGGGAACCTAGCTGGCCCGAAAAGTTTGAAATGCCCTTCAAAAAACGTGAGGACGGAACTTACGAGGGCAAGGCACGTCTCAAGGGTGCGTATGGTGAAGATGCTACACGCAAACCAGCGCAGTATGACGCCAAGGGGGTTAAGCTAGACGATGACTTTATGCTTACGTCTGGAAGCACCGTGAATATTGCTATCGCTTTCGTACCCTACAATATGCGCGAGGCCTCTGTATCGTTACGTCTCCGTGCCGTGCAAGTCGTAGAACTCAAACCTATGGAAGAGCAAAATCCATTCGGTTCGGTTAGCGGTTACGACAGCAAGGCCAAACCACAGATTAGTGGGTTTGAGGTAGACGCACAAGAAAGCCCCTTCCCTGCTGCGTCTGAGGTTGAAGCCGAGGAAGCGCCAAAAAAGACAACCAAGAAAAAGGTTGCACCCAAGTCAAAAGAAGTTGACCCTGAGTTGTCCGAGATACTGGGCGCTTGGGAAGACTAACTTACTACTGCCACAATCAGACTGTAGGTAAGGCGTTTATGCGTCTGGTTGTGGCGTCTTTTGACGTTGGGGATATTGATGGACACCAAGACTTTTTTAGAGGCAGTGTTACCCCCAG